AATAGACCTTTATTGGTTTTATACAGATAAAAACGAATATAAATTTAACGTAAAAGAATTTATAAAAAAAATATAAACCATGAAAAAAACAGAATTAGAATATGCAGAACAATTGATTGAGCAATCGCAAACTAAGTTGTTTTAAACTAAACATTATTTTGTAGTGTCGATTATATTTGCTATTTTTACACCTCAAATGAATAACACATTTGAAATACTATTTATCGAACCGATTGTTGAAGTTATTGGTAGGTATATAGTGTTTTGTAATTTAAAGTAATGGCTGAAAATAAAGAAATAGGATTAACTGATAAGCAAGAGAGATTTTGCCAAGAGTATCTTATTGATTTAAACGGAACGCAAGCAGCTATTAGAGCTGGGTATAGTGAAAATTCAGCAAATGAAATAGCGGCTCAAAACTTAGCTAAAGTTAGTATCCAGGAACGTATTAAGGTTTTACAAGAACAAATAGCTTTAAGGCTTGAAATATCACAAGATTGGGTTCTAAAACGTTTTAAAGATATATCTGATAGATGTATGACAGCCGAACCAGTTATGATAAAAGACGGTGAAGGTGGTTGGGTTGAAAGCGGTGAGTATCAATTTGATTCAAGTGGTGCAAATAAAGCAACCGAAGCAATTGCTAAACACTTAGGTTTCTTTGAAAAAGATAATAAAAAAGAGGTTGTTACTAAAAATGCTGACCTTACTGATGACGATATTAAGAAACTCAAAAAGGGACTTGATGAAAAGTATTAGCCATGACAGAGGAATATATAAAAGAGTTAAAGGTTGCTAAATACCAATGTTTAACCGATACACTATTCTTTACTAGGTACTTCTTTAAAAAACGTTTCAATCGTAAATTTGTTATTGGTGAACACCATCGAATTATTGCAGAAACCTTAGATAAGGTTATTAAAGGCGAATTAAAGAAGGTTATTTTTAACATTGCGCCACGTTACAGTAAAACTGAAATGTGTGTTAAGAATTTTATAGCAAGAGGACTATCTATTAACCCTAAATCACGTTATATTCACTTATCTTATTCAGATGACTTAGCACTAGATAATAGTGACGAGGTTCGAGATATTGTAAAGAGTGCAGAATATCAAGAGTTATTTCCAAACGTTAAAATTAAACCTAAATCAGACAGTAAAAAGAAATGGTATACTAGCGAAGATGGTGGTGTGTATGCTACGAGTGCCGCTGGTCAGGTAACTGGTTTTGGAGCTGGTCAAGTTGATAATGAAGATGAGGATATAGATAGTTGGCTAGTTGGCGAAGATGGTCAATTGTTTGGTGGAGCTTTAATTATTGACGACCCTATTAAGCCAGAAGATGCTGACAGCGACAATATTAGAGAACGTGTTAATCAAAGGTTTGATAGTACTATCCGTAACCGTGTGAACAGCCGTAATACACCCATAATTATTGTAATGCAAAGGCTACATGAAAAAGATTTATGTGGTTATTTAATAGATCAAGAACCTGGAGAATGGCACGTTGTTAGTTTGCCATGCTTAAAATCAGATAATACTGCTTTATGGGAATTTAAACATACGGTTGCTGAGCTTGAGAAAATAAAAGCGAATAATAAAATAGTATTTGAGCGACAATACCAACAAAGCCCGAAACCATTAGAGGGGCTTATGTTTCCCGAAAATGAATTAAGGTACTATAAACCTAGTGATTTACTTAAATTTGAATCAAGTATAGGATATGCAGATATAGCAGACGAAGGTGACGATAATCTAAGCTCACCTATTGGCAGGAATATTGGTAAGGATATTTACATTACAGATGTTACATTTTGCCGTGAGAATACAGGTGTTACTTTGCCAATGGTAGCGGATATGATTAAACGAAATGATACTAAATTTATCCGAGTAGAATCTAATGCGATGGGCGCAATGTTTAACCGTGAATTATCTAAATTAGTACCTAATACACAATGTTTACCAGCTCACTCTAGCACCAATAAATTCACTCGTATTTTAATGGATAGTGAGTTTATTAAACGTCACTGTATATTCATACACACCGATTATCAAAACGCACAATACAAAGCATTTATGAAAGAGTTAACCGCTTATCTAAGCAACGGTAAATCTAAGAAAGATGACGCCCCCGATTCAATTAGCGGATTAGCAATGTTTATCCGTGCTATGCTACCTAAGTATTATTTGTAGTTAGGAAACTGATTGATTAAAATTGTATTAGCCGCCTTAGTATCTAATATACCGGCACTTACCAATTGATTTAATGAAGTACTAACACTACTAAAAGTTTGAGCATCCTTTAATTTATCCGCTTGCAAGTATGGTAAATGACTATAATCAAGTACTAAACGATACCCATCTTTAACTCCAATAAACTTACCTAGTGCCTGAGTAAACCCATCAGCATAAACTACTACTGTATCGTTGTGTGTTTGAATTAATCCGTTTTTTAAATTCTCATAAGTACTGTTAACAAATAGGTTTTGATTAACACCTAAAACGTTTAGAATAGCTAAAAAGTTAGCATCTATTTGTTCCATTAACAATAAGTCACGAGTAGGGTAACTCATAGGTGACCATGTAACAGATCCAGTTGTTATATGTATTCTCTTTTGACCATCTTCAATACCGTTTTCTTGTCTATATGTAGCCTCCAATTCTTTTTTCTCGATGTCGCTCATAGGTAAAGCCCCCATACTATCTTTAGATTGACTCGACAATATACCAATCCCTCCCTTTTCACTACTAATACAGTTCAAATACTGATAAGCCGCTACCGTATTACTTAATGGGTACTTCATAGCCTTTAAAGGACTGTAACCGATTAAGTTGTTATCTAAATCACTAATCTTTGACCATAAGATGTTATTAGTATCAAATCCTTTAACCGTTCCATTCTCGTTGTATTCAAATCCGCTAACTATGCCATCCATACTAACTTGATCAAATAACTTACCAGTCAATTTAGGTTTTAGATTAGCAGGGCTTACGTTAATCAAACTTTGAGGCGTTGTAGTGATTTTACTAGCACTATTTTTATATATGAATTGATTGCCGTACACTATCAACTGCCTCAAGTATTGATTTAAAAAAGGGTTTTGTCCTTGTAATATATTTGGATTCTCTAATAGTTTAGCGATTTCGGGAGGCATATTATCGAACTTATCACTACCAATTTTCTGATATTTAAACACGCCATTACTAAACATTGCTGCTAGCTTATCAACAGGCGTTCTTAATTGTGGGATTGTATTATACAAGTCATAAGGCACGTCCGTATCAATGTAAACCTCACCTTTGTTAATTTGGTAGTTAATTCTATTGTTAAAGTACTGTTTACGTTGGTTTTTCTTATTGAATAGGTTAAAAAAACGCTCCACAAAGTTAATGTCTTGTTGCATTATTTACTAATTAGGTTTATATTATTTGTAATATTCCGTAAAATTACAAAATATTTTTAAATAAATTTGCATATAATAAAAATAAGTACTAAATTTACAGCGAGTTTTTGCGATAAATACGCAACACTTTAATTAATGGCAGAGTTAACACCAGAGCAAATAAAGAAATTGAAAGCTGATAAAGCTATCAAAATCAACTCTCAGGAGGGGGTTTGCAAATGATTGGTATTTATAAAATAACATCTCCAACTGGTCGTATTTATATTGGACAAAGTGTAAATATAGAATTTAGATTTTCAACTTATAGAAGATTAGATAAAGGTTGCAAAAACTCACCTAAATTATACAGGTCTTTATTAAAACATGGCTACTCAAATCATAAATTTGAAGTTATTGAATTATGCGATATAAACTTTTTAAATGAAAGAGAAAGATTTTATCAAGATTTATATAACGCAACATCAGATGCTAATTTGAACTGTATTTTAACTAAAACAGATGAAAAAAAAGGTGTTGGAAGAAAAATTAGTGAAGCTCAAAAAAAACAAATTAGCTTAGTTCATAAGGGTAAAGTTTATTCAGAAGAAACTAGAAATAAAATAAAAATAGCTAGAGCAAATCAGATTATAACTAAAGAGCATAGAGAAGCTATTTCAAAAAATAGTGGTTCTGCTAGATTAGTTTTAAATATTGAAAATGGCATTTTTTATAATACAGCAAAAGAAGCGGCTTATACTTATGGAATAAAACCAAACACTTTAATTGGTAATTTGATCGGTAGAAATAATAAAAAAAGAAATTTAATATACGCATAATGATAAAAGCTATTGAATTTCCAAATAAAACATTTGCTACTAAAGAGGAATTATTTAGTGAGCTAAAGAAAAATGAATCTAAACTAATTGATTTAAAAAAATCTCAAGTTTATAAGTCACATGATAAAGGTCAATTTTCATTTCTTAATCTTACTAAAGGTTTAGACACTGTAAAGGAATTGGAAGGAGCAAAAGATAATTTTATTTATCCAATTATATCAACTACTAATTACATGGATTCCCATAAGGATGTTCATTTTAATGGCAGCATGACTAAAACAGCAAAAGAGCAAAACGGAAAAGTAAAATATGCTTTAGACCATGAACTAAAATTTGATTCTATTATAGCGTGGGAAAAAGATGTTAATATGTTTATAGCTACTATCGATTGGTCTTTAGTTGGCAAAAACTATTTAGGCAAAACGGAAGCTTTAGTATTTGAAATAAACAAAGAAAAAATAACTCGTAAAGATGTTTTAAAAGCAATAGAAAATAATGTTTCTGACTTTCAAAACTCGATTAGAATGGTTTATTATAAAGTTGTTTTAGGACTTAACTCTAGTGCCAAAGAAAATGCTCAAAATAAACTTTATTACGATTCAAGAATAAACGATATTGTAAATAAAGAAATAGCACAAGAAGAAGGGTATTTTTGGGGAGTTGAAGAATTAGGTATTTACAAAGAAGGTAGTTTAGTAACTGCTGGTGGCTCAAATGATGCAACTAGCATATATAGCAAAGAAATTGAAGCCGATAATGTCACTTCAAACAACGAGCCGTCTAAAGACACTCAGGATAAATCAGAATCAATTTATTATTTAACAAACAATTTAAAACTATCATAATGACAGAAGCAGAAAAAGCAGCGCAAGACGCTCTAATCGCAAAATTAAAAAGCGAAGTTGAAGGACTTATCGCTAACAAAGGATTCGCTGATAAAACAGAAGTAGAATCTATCAATAAATTAGTAGCTGAATTAGATGCAGCTCTTAAAGCAAATGACAACACAGAAATTAAAGCTGAGGTTGTTCGTTTAGCTACTGAGTTAAAAGCATTAAAAGAAGTTGGTGCGCCATCTCAAAAAACATCTTTAAAGGATGAATTTGCAGCTAACAAAGAAGAATTAAAACGTATTGCTAACAAAGTATCTGAAAAAGAAGTTACTATCAAAGCATTAACTTTACGTTCTTTTATCGCTAACAACGAAACAGCATACGATTTGCCAGAGATTGGTCAGTTAGCACATCGTAAATTATCTTTATATGACATTTTCCCTAAGTTAAATTTAGGAGCTGGTCAACATAACGGTACTGTACGTTACTACGATTGGGATGAAGATACAATTGCAAGAGCAGCAGCAGCAGTAGCTGAGGGTGCAGCATTCCCAGAGTCAACAGCTAAGTTTAAAAAAGGTTCAGTTACTTTACAAAAAATTGGTGATACATTACCAGTTACTGAGGAGTTTTTTGAAGATGAAACTTTATTCGCTGCTGAGTTAGGCATGTTCTTAGAAACAAACGTAGCTTTAGAAATTGACCGTCAATTAGCTGATGGTGATGGTACTGGTAACACAATTACTGGTTTAAAAGCAAGTGTTAACGCTTACACATTACCTGGTGCTGGTTCAATTGTTGACCCTACAATCTACGATTTATTAGTTAAAGTATCTGAGCAAATCACTAACGCTGGTGGTGCTAAGTATCAACCTGACTTTGCGGTTATGAATATCGTTGATATTAACCGTATGAAGTTAAGTAAAGATGCTAACCAAAATTATATTTTACCTCCATTTGTAAGCCGTGACGGTTCTCAAGTAGCTGGTATCGTAGTTATCGAATCAAACATTATCACAGCTAACACTATGGTAATTGGAGATAGACGTTTTGCTCGTATTTATGAATTAGGTGGTATCGTTTTATCAAAAGGAATGGTAAACGCACAATTCACAGAAGATGAGTTAACATTGAAAGCTCGTAAACGTTTAGCGTTCTTAATCAGAGCAGCAGATAAAGGCGGTTTCAGAAAGGTAACTGATATTGACGCAGCTTTAGCAGCTATCGCAATCGTTTAAATTTAATTAGCCCTCACTTAATTGTGGGGGCTTAATATAAAAAATATGGCAAAGAAAGAAAAAACAAAACATTACAGAATGATATTATTACTAGAAGATTTTGGTAATAATAAAGCTGGAGAAATTTTAAGATTTGAAACAACTTTAGCAGCTCGTTTAATTGATCGCAAAGTAGCTGTTTTAGAATCTAAAAAAAATGAAGTAGTTGCTATTGATGAGCCAAAAGAAGTAAAAGAAGTTAAAGTTAAACAACCAAAAGAAAAAAAGAAATAATGAAAAAAGTATTATCAATCGTTTGCTTATTCCTTTTAGTAGGATATTCAAATGCTCAAGTAGTAACGGCAATGACTAAGTCGGCTGTAACTATGACAAATAGCACGGCTGTAACTGCAACGTTACAAACAAATGCAGTAGCTGAAAACATCTCTATCCAAGCGGTTGTAACTAAATCAACTGGAACGGTAGCTGGAACGGTAGCTGTTAGTGCTTCATTAGATGGCATAAATTATGTAGCATTACCAGTAGCAACAAGTACACTAGCTTTAACTGATGTTACTACCAATACAGCTATTTTTAACTACACTAATAACAATTATTTGTATTACAAATTAACATTTACTGGTACTGGTACAATGGTTGCAACACCTAGCGCATCTGTATTCTCTAGTGGTTTAAGTAATAAACACGCTGTAGGTAATATGTTAAGCCCTTATAGTGCAACTAGCGACACTACTACTAATACAGCGACAAGTTATGTAACATTACCAGTATCTAATTGGTATAACACTGTAACAATTCAAAGTGTAGTAACTGAAATTAGTGGAACTACTGCTGGAACTGTTACATTACAAGGATCTATTGACGGTACTAACTTCGTAACGGTTAATTCAAGTTATGCGGATGTTACTAGTTATTCACCTACCGATGTTGCAACAAGTTCAAAATTATTTGTAGTTACTGGTTCACCTTATCGTTATTACAGATTATCCTATACTGGAGCTGGTACAATGTCGGCATCTCATAGAGGTTATGTATTACCGAATAAGAAGTAATTAAACATATTGCGGGTTAGAGAAGTGGTATCTCGTTTGACTCATTATCAAAAGTTCGGCTGTTCGATTCAGTCACCCGCTACAAAGATTAACCATGCAAAAATCAGATTTACAAATAGAGCCTTATACATTAAATGAGGCTCTTATTTGTTTAAATAAGGAGCTAAAAAAGGTTAATAGAAAGCCAATTAAGATAAGAACATTGTATGATTATATTTACAATAAGTTCAAAATAGAAACAATTAACAAGCCAAAAAATCCAACATTAATAGAGTATAATAACATTGTTGAATTATTTACTCAAATAACAACTAAACGTTACCCTAAAAATAGACAACACCATGCCAACTGAAAAGGAAATAGTTACGGATGAGTTGCAACAAATGGTTGTTAGGATTCAAAACAATATCGAAGTAACTGGAACTACAGCAAGCGGACGTACTGCTAAATCAATGCGAGTTGAGCCGCTAGATTATGGTGCTGTCTTATTTGCTCGTAAATATTTTGGAGGTTTAGAAACTGGTAGACCTGCAGGCGGTGTACCAAAGGAATTTAATGAAATTATCAAACAATGGATTTTAGATAAAGGTATAAGCATCACACAAATACCATATAAACGTAAAGCGTCTAATAACTGGCAGCCTAAATTTAGTACACAAGAACGCTCATTAAATTTAGCGGCTGGTGCAATAGCTTTTAATATTAAAGAGAAAGGCACTAAATTACATCAATTAGGAGGGCGTGACGATATTTATAGTAATGAGTTGGATATAACAGTAGGCAATATAAAGAAACGTTTAGCGAGCGAGGTTATTAGTCAAATTAAATCGAATCTTAAAAAGTAATGGCTCAAGAAAAAGAAGAAATATTAATCGAGATAGTGGTATCAAATGAAGCCGCTAGTAAAGCTATTTTTGAAAACCAACAAAGTATAGAGCGATTAAAAGAAACTCAATTAGAACTTACTAAAGCACGTAAAGCTGGTACTATTACAGAAGAAGAATATAGTAAAAAAACAACGGCTGTTAAAGTTGCTATTGATACACAAAAAGAATCAATAAGACAAAACGAAAAAGAGTTAAGGAATAATATTAAATCTCAAAAAGAGAATAACGATAGTTTGGCGGCTATGCGAGCTCAACTATCAAACAACGTAAAAGCTTTTGATGCCCTAAGTAAAGCAGAGCGTGAAAGCGCAAAAGGTCAGGAATTACAAAAAAGTATTGCCGATACAGTTGAGCAACTTAACGAAGCTGAGCAAGCAACGGGACGTTTTCAAAGACAAGTAGGTAATTATCCTCAAGCAATGGCTGGTGGCGGTCAGGGCATTAATCAAATTACTGGTTTTCTCGGTAAAATGTCAGACCAAGTTGGTGTGGTTAGCCCTCGTTTAGGTGGTTTCATTAGTCAAATCGGTGGCTTTGCAGCTAAAGCAGGACAAGCAAGTCAAGGCGCTAATACGATGAATGCCACATTTGCACAAAGTGGTGCGGCACTCGGACAAGTAGAAGGATTCGCTGGTAAAGCAACTGGTTCACTAGATGAATTAGCAACAACCTCAACAATGGCAGCTAAAACATCTGGAGGTGCTTTTACTTCAATGATTAGCGGTGCAAAGGCATTAGGTACAGTATTTTTAACCCCTCCTATTATTATTATAGCGGCTGTTATCGGTGGTATAGTGGCGGCTTTAAAATTAATGCAAAATGGATTAAAGCTAAACGATGCGGCTAGTGAAAAAATGGAAGGCTCAATGGCTAAACTTGATCCAGTATTCCAAAAAATGGATGCGGCATCTGTTAAATTAGCTGAATCTTTAGCTGAAATAGTTGATTCTTTGTCGAATGGTGCAGCTAGTATTATAGATTTCTTTTCGGGAATGGAGGGCGGTTATATTAAAGCGGCTGAGCAAGCGGTTAAATTCAAACAACTTCAGAACCAATTAGAAGATGCTGAGCGTAATTTTAGTGTTAATAGTGCCGAAAGACAGTTATCAAGAGCTAAATTACTAGCAGAAGTAGCGGATAAAGAGAAAAACAATGCCGAGCAAAGGATAGCGTTTTTAAAAGATGCAATTGCATTAGATAGGAAGGAGTTAGAAGAAAAGAAAGCAATAGCCATACAAAATTATTTATTAATTGCTCAGGATGCAAAAAACCGTAGCGACACAAGTGATGCAACTGCTGATAAAATAGCGGCTGCTGAGGTTAGGGCTTTAAATGCTGGTAAGGAATATTTCGAGGGGCAAAAGGAACTTAATAAAAAACTTTCTGCTGCTGAAAAAGAAATGGAAGCGGAACGAACCGCTAATTACGAAAAGTGGAAACAGCAACATGATGAGCGATTAAAAAAAGAAACTGATGCTATTCGTCACTTAGAAGATTTAGTAATTGCCAATATTAAAAATGATTATCAAAGGCAAATAGAAGCTGAGAAAGCTAAGACCACTAGAGCTAA